CTCTCTTAATGATGATTTAACCTCAAAGCCTCTCCACCGTCTTTCAATGTTTCTAGCTTTAACCTTAAATCGTCGCCAGTGAGTCTCAATCTTACCGCTTGGACCTTCTTCAAAGGCAAGATGTATTTGAGGGATTGAATGAAACATGATTGGCATTTCGTCTGAATCTTCTTCGTCTATCATCAATGAGCCTGTACCAATCAGTAAATCAAGGCTCATTTCATAAAATTGTGTAGAAAAGTTAGAGCGGTTAATGTAGTCAAACATAATCTCCGCTTGCTTCTCAAGATTCTCTCTTACATCTTCAATTGATATTTCATCAGTTTTTTCAATTTGCTTAATTATTTCATTGGATGGCTCAAGATTAGCCCACCGTGACCAGATAGGCGCTATATTTGATTGAAGTTTGGATGCACCTTGCTGAATACCTTCGATGGCTGTTGAGTCATAGATACGGTCCATTTTCTTTTGGCCTTTATCTTCTCGATTGAACAGGTTTCTTTGGGGTAGGCAATACTCATAACAATCATCTAATTGATCTTCCCATTTGAGCATATCAGCTACAGCTCTGGCCTCTCTCGTCTTTAGGTCTTTAAATGTACCTAGATTCTTTGGGACTTTCATTATCTTGTCCCTACCGGCGTTCTTGGCGCCCTTGAGGCGGTACGAGAACTGCCACCTGTTGAACTTCCACCAGTACCGCCACCAGTTAATAGACTTCCTGCACCACCTCTTCCACCACTACGAGAACCGCTTGCAGCCTCCGACACATTTCTAGGTGCGCCACTTAGTAGAGATACGTTACCTAGCTTACTACGAGCTAAAGCTTTAAACTTCTCTTCACTCTCTTCAATCTCTTTATTTAGTGAAGATTGGGTTCGTCTTTCGGTAGCGTCTTGCTCTGCCGTCTTCTTTGCAGGTTTTGGCTTGCTAAATAATCCCATGGGCTAACCTCTTGTATAACTGGTATGGCGTGAATATAAATTTATCTCTAAGTCCAATATATCGTTTAACAGCGCTTACGCACGTATTAAAGCAAATTGGTGAACCTTCTGTATCCTGCTTAGTAATGGGTATGATTATACCACCAACCTCTGTAAGCTCACAAATATCAACGTAGTCAACAGTTGTATTGTATTTCATCCACTTTTCGCCATCATGCCAAATAATATAACAATGCGATATTTCATTATGTAAGAAATACCTTAGAAAGCTTAATGTTTTAGCCTTTTCAAATACTACATATTCAGAATACATTGAAGTTAGCCTGCGCCTGTACTGGCTTTTGTGGTATTGCGCCTTGTGTCATATTGTCATGCCAGCCTAAAGCAAGTGTTTGCATTGCGTCTGCTCCGTGACTGGCCCAATCATGTAACGGTTGATCTTTAAACACACCTTTCTTATCATCCCATTCATACTGGTAGCTAGATAAACAGTTTAGTCCGTGCTCTGCTCTTGAGTCGTCAATCCACAGTCTCGGGAATATTCGTCTAACAGCATCATGCCCTTCTGATTTAGTTCTAGGGCGTTGAACGGTGCGAAAGACAATGCCCATTTTAGCTGCTGTAGCTTTTCTAGTCTTGCCAGTCGATAATTCTCTGACTTCAATATCATGTGGTGCAAGGTGTTGTCCGTATCTAACATTATGCTTGGCCTTGAACTCTTGTAGATATTGTATGTAATGTTCCATTCCTTCGTTATGGTTTTCATAGTAGTGAACCAACCTTATCTCTTTACCGACCGATTGAAAGAACCAAATACTCATTGCGTCACTAATACCTAAATCCCATGCTGTGTGGAGCTCTAATGATGGCTCGATAGGGATGTTGCATATTCTGTTGTCATCTCTAGCGGTTGTTAATTGAGTCGAATAGATAGCGCCTGGTATCTGAGCGTCAAAACTACAAAAGTATTCTTGCTGTATCTTCTCTTCGCTCATCCCTTCGTCACGCTCTTGCTGGATAATGTCTGGACCTATCACTGGCGTACCATCATCTCGCTTGGTGTCATTAACAGTTAATAGCTCGCAAAACCATTCCTTAGTTTTCTTAGCCATCATATACAACTGATAGCCATGATTCTTACCACGAGCTGTATAGATAAACACCGCCCAACCTCCATTCTCTGCTAGCATCGGTCTAAAGTAATCCCATGCTTGAGGGTTAGATATTGAGTATTCGCTAAACACAATACCGACAGGGTTAGAACCAACCATTGCATCATAGTTATCAGAACCTACTAATTGCCAGATAGAACCATTCTTGAGTTCGATTAACATTTCCTGTTCATTGGTGCGCTTTCTTATTTCTTTGGGGAATGCTTGATCAATAATCTTCCTACCTTGACCGTCGATACCGTTCCATATCGCTTTACGTGCTTGAGCTATTTTTGGTAGACAATGCCAATAGATGCCTTTACGCTTTAACATCATGCTAGCGGTAAAGTTTAGACTCATTGAGTCCTTACCTGCTCGACGATGATAAACTAAACAGGCTCTTTTAACACCGTTAGCCATAGCCTTAAAAAAGGGAGCTTGGTAGACTCTTGGCATCCATTGATTAGGTATAGTAATTTCAGTCATTACGAGCAAAAGGCAGTATTGTCTTTGTGCCACCGTAAAGACTCTTTATTAAATCTTTCTATTAGCGCGTTAACTATTAGCCCGTAAATCCAATAACGCTGCTTAGTATCGGTATAGGCGTCTAGTTGAATGAACTCAGCTGCAACCCACTCTTCCCCATTATGGCTATATCTACCCTCTAATAACCAGCGAGGCTCATAAAGATTAGGCAAATACCTAGCCTCTAGCTTAATGTGAGGCTTATCCATCATGCTTATCACTAAAATCAACAAGTTTAATTGTTAACTCACCACCACCGTCATTAGCTATCTCGACGTTCTTTAGGTCCGGTAAGTACTTGTTAACTAACCTTAATCTTAACTCTGCTGCTGTCTTATGTTTTTGATGCTCTTGGTTGAATGTATCGCTTGGGGCTAGCTTTTCTATTTCTTCAATGTTTTTAATAGCATATTGAAGGTGCTTACCTGCGGATAATTGCTCTCTTAGAGTCTCTTGTCTTACTGCTCTATTAGCTTCTTTTACGCTCTGTCCGTTCTTAGGCATTATACTAATCTCATATTGTTGTTAGTTATGCTTATCTCAAGGCCAAATATTGTCGATGGACAACCTACCCTACTAGCTACCGCCCAAGGTTCTAGCTCATATTTCAGCTGTGAATACATATGCATGTTAATCTCTAACTTTGTGCTTTTCTTGTTTTTTGTATCATCGTCACGCTTTAGGTTTATTATTTGCCCTAGTATTGGCGATCTATCGCTAAAGGTAATCAGTTGAGCTAGCTTCTTTTGTGTAGCATTTAACTCGAGTAATGCGGCTGTAAGTTTATCATGCTCTTCATATGCTCTCTTTTTCCATTTGTTAAACATTATTTAGTTTCTCCACTGTATTTGCTTTTATAAGTTCCCCACTTTATTTCGTCAAACCCTTTTTCATAGTTGTTTTTTGTTTCTTCGGTTTGCTTTCTTAAGTGGTCGCCTTTACCGTTTCCCATTTCGCTGGGAAAGTGTCTAGTTTGTGTCTTTCTATCTAATTTATCATAATGGCCTTTCATATTAGGCTCACATCGATAGATGCAGAAGAATCACCCCCTTTTATGGTTGCTGTTATAGTAGTGCCTGTCTTAGCATCGATAGATATGCCGTCAGGCTTGTTAAATATATGCACTACCGCTTTTCTTAGTGAGTCGCTCTCTACTTCAATAGTAGCTAAAGCGCCGCCCGTGAATACACCGCTAGCTATAACTTGTGTTTTTTCGGTTACTGCGCTATTGCCGGTGCTGCCGTCTGTACCCGCTGTGATAATTGCTGTCATTTTATTTCGCCAATTTTTGTGTTAATGGTTCTACTAACTTACTAACTAAGGGGCTTGTTAATGCTCCGAACCCAGTTATAGCCGCTGCTATTCCTGCTAATATACCGCCATAAACCCTTAACAATGTTTGCCTATCGTCTTGACCTACTGTACCGTCTGGTATTGGTAGTATGTGAGTGTTTACACTTAAAACAGAATTTCTTTTTGCTAGAGTGTCGACAGCCATTAACTTAACTTACCTATAGTTTCAGTAATAGATCCATCTAAATGTATGCCTAATTGCTTAACCTTCTCTAATCTGTTCTCGACAATCGCTTTTAATTCCGCCTTTCTTGCGCCTGTAGATAGCTCTGCTTGCTCATTATAGCGTTCTGCTGCCTTTAGGTGAACGATCGCCATTGCCTTACCCTTACTCCTTGCGCTTTTATCTCTAGCCCTTTCCTCTGCCTCTGCCTTAGATAGTAATATTTTTAACTCTACCTCTTTATTTTCAGATTTAACTCTTTGCTCTTCACGATGTCGCTGCTCTGTTTCAAGCAGTGTTTGAAGGTGCTGAATTCTATCAGATTCAACTTGCGGCTTTTTGTTGGTTAGCCTCCATCCGAATATAGCCATTATGTGTGCTTACCCCTGGTAAATGTAGTGCTGTCATCAGAGACAGTGGAGGTTGAAATGGTTGATGTATCGCCATCATTTCTTAATAAGGTTGTAGTTGCTGTTTGGGTCATCTTATTTCTGCCTAGCGTCTTTGACCACATTATAGCATCTTTCATTGATGTTGTTGCGCCTACAACCGATACTGGTTCTGCGTGTGTATCGTTTTCTAATACATCAACAACCTCGGCATTTATTTCTGCTGCTGTTGGTAGCGCTGCGATTAGTGTTGGTACGTCATCACCTTGTAGTTCGTTAGTATCTTCTAAGATGTCCGCAACATCACCACCAAGGATAGCACCCTCTAAGTTAAGCGTTGGCGAGCCCGACCTATTATCAGTAACCGCTTTATAAATACCTCTTAACTCAACTGCACCGCTAGCGCCGTTTAATGTAACCGTTCCAAGCTCGCCGCCGATAGTATAAGTATCACTACCAGTTATCCCAGACTGTGTTATGCCGCCACTAAATCGTCGATACTCGCCTGTTGCTACTCCTGCTCCCGTTCTAGTGAATGTAGGGCTTCCTGAGCCTGCCACAGTGCTGTAGCAATCTATGTGTGTATAATCTCCTGCACCTACTTGCGAAACCGTTGAACCAAATCCACATTGTTGAGCTACGTATGGCGATAAAGAAGCCGTTCCGAATATGCAATCCTCGAAAAATGTTGGGTCAGAAGTTGTTGTGCCTGTACCGGTGACGTTTGAGAATCTAGCAAATACACTGCCGCCTATATTTTGACTACCTAAAGCCAATACAGAGCCGTTGCCGTTTACATTATAACCTTCATAAGCACCACCTAAAGTTAATGTTGATCCTGGGGTTACTTCTACTTTATGTAATCCCGTTGATCCAAGTAAGGTAAGTAGAGCTGCACTAGTTGACACAGGATTTCTCGCTGTACCATCTATATTAACCTCTGTTCCTGTGTTTGACGCATTAGAGTTAAACCATACCGCGCCATTGTCATAACCTTCAACGCCTTGATTAAAGGCAACGAATACTTGATCAATAGCTAGAGTCGCAGAAGTTAGACCGGAAGTCTTTCCAAACATAATATCCACCTTCCCCTCGTCCGCACCATTACCAACCATATCAACAAATAAATCAAAAGAGTAAACGCTGTTAGAGGTTGAGCTAGAACCGCCCATATTTCCTATTTGTTTATAGCTTGCGGCTACCCAATCGTAGCCAAAAACATCTACATCGTCATTTGTTCCTGTTACATAACCAGAAACCTGCACAGAGCTAGGTGTACCGCCACCAATAGTAAAATGGTATTCTAAATCTAATACACCAGCCGAATCGGTATGAGTGTGCCTTACACCGTCTAGCGCTTCTGTATCTGTATATAGATTAGCTGATTGAACGCCTGTGGTTAGCGTGTATGAACTCGATGCTTTATGTACAGCGCTACCGACATTGGCTACTCCGTCTAGTTGTGACTGAGTTGATGGTGCATTACTATCTGCATATCCAGTACCATCATACATAGCCTCTAAGTTGTCTGCCGCTATAGAATCGCCGCTTATCTGCGTCATATTAACATCTTGGGTGGCTGTGTCTAAGTCAAACGCATGTTGCGCGCTTGCGTTTCCATAAGTTTCGATCTCAATATCAGTATCTAGCCAAACCTTTGTGCCTGTTTGATCAATGAAAATTAGCGATATTCTAGCC